CGAAGGGGCGGAACTGGGTCTATGCTCAGCTGGCAAATGTGACGGTGTTTCGGGCGACAACGGCGGAAAATCCTTATCTGGATCGGGAGTTCGTCCGAAGTTTGGAGGCGATTTACAGCGGGCCCTTCGCCCGGCAGGAATTGGCCGGGGAGTTTGTGTCCTTCGAGGGCTTGGTGTATGAGGAATTCGACCGAGGCGTGCACGTGCGTGAGATGCCTGTGCAGCCAGGCTGGCGTTATGTGGCCGGCGTTGATGAGGGGTACACGAATCCGGCGGTGATCCTGGTAGTCGGTTTCGATGGGGATGATCGGGCGCACGTGGCGGAGGAGTTCTATCGGCGGCGTGCGTTGCAGGGTGACGTTGTGGCTGAGGCTCAGCGATTGAGAGACGTTTATCAAATTACGATGTTCTTTGTTGATCCCAGCGCCGCGGGGCTAATTGCCGAGATGCGCGCTGCGGGGTTGCCCGTGGCGCCGGCCGACCATCGGGTAATGGATGGGATTCAGCGCGTGAAGGCGCGGCTGCCCCTGGCCGGGGATGGCCGCCCGCGCTTGACGGTTGCGGCAGGATGCGTGAATACCCTGGCTGAGTTCGAGTCGTATGTGTGGCGCGAGGGTCGGGCCGGGATGCGCGATGAACCGGAAAAGGCCAACGATCACGCGATGGATGCGCTGAGGTATGTGATGAATTCAGCGATTACGCAGGCTGTGCATACGCTGGAGAATCCATTCTATGCCTAGTATCACTGCATATCCGCTAGACGACCTGGACGCGCTGGATCGGGCGGTCAACGAGGAACTGTCAACCAGGCAGGCGGTGATCGCACGGCACTGGGCATACTACCGGCGCGAGCACAAGCGGCCGCTTAAAGTGCGCAGCGGCCAGCCTGATGACAATGTGGTTCTGAATCTGGCGCGAGAAGTGATTGACCAGAGCGTAGCGATGCTGTTTGGCACGCCTCCAGAGTTTGAGCTAGACCAGGCCGGTGAGACGCCGGAGGAGGAGGCGCTAGAGGCGATCTGGGCGGCCAACAATCTGCCGCTTTGGTGCCAGGACGTGGGCGTGACTGGCGCGGTGGCCGGGCACGTTTTCGTCAAGCTGTTGCCCGCGGCTTTGGGCGGCGTGCGGTTCATTCGACTGAATCCCCGCTATGTGACCATGTTCTGGCGCGCGGATGATTTCGAGACGGTGGTGGCCTATCGGCTACAGTGGCAAAGCGGCAATGATTTCATCAGGCAGGACATTGTTGATCTGGGCGGGTCATGGCTGGTGCGCGACCTGATACTGCCCCACGGCGCCAGGGATTGGACGGTAACGGGCGAAGTGATGTGGCCGTGGCCGTGGGCGCCCATTATGGACTGGAAAAATCTACCTGACCCCGAAGGCCGCTACGGGCAGCCTGACCTGGTCAATCCTGAGTTGAACGATACCGCCAACTTCGTGGCCTCCAATACGGCGCGCATCCTGAAGTTTCATGCGCATCCGAAAACCGTGGGAACGGGGATGCAGGCGACGGAAATCAAGGAAACCACGGTTGACGGGTTGTGGACGGTGGCCAACCCAGCGGCGCAAATCAAAAATCTGGAGATGCAAAGCGACCTGAGCAGCAGCGCGATGTTCTTGGAGTTCGTGCAGTCGCAATTCTACGCTGAGCATCGGGCGGTGAACCTGGCCAGCATGAAAGACCGGCTTGGCCAGTTGACCAATTTCGGTTTGCGCACGCTGTTCAAATCGGCATTGGACAAACTGCAGACGAAGCGCAGCCTCTACGGCATGGGGCTGGCCGAGGTGAGCCGGCGGGCGCTGCTGCTGATGGGGTTTGGGGATTGGCCGGTCAGTGTGTCATGGGGCGATCCGCTGCCCTACAACCGGCTGGAACAAGTCCAGGCTCTACAGTTGGAGCGTGACATGCAGATCGTGAGCCGAAAGACGATGGCGACCGAACTGGGGCGCGACTGGGAAACCGAACAGGCGCGCATCGAGGAGGAAGACGCATCGCAAGGCAACGTTGGAGAAGCGTTACTGCGTGTGTTTGACCAGGGTCAGGGCGTGCCAATGCCGCGTGCTAACAAGGAATTAGGCAATGACGTTGGTTGATGACCAGCGCCGGCGCCGGCGATCTGCAGAGGCACGGCAGGCGATACGCGTGACCAGGCTCTACGGTGAGGCGTTCAAACGCCTCCAACCGGCCATCAAGGCGGTGGCTGCGCAGGCTGGCCAGGTTGACGGCGGCATGACCGGGCGGCAGATCGTAGAATCTGATGCCTTCCGGGCGTTGATGCAGCAGACGTTGGATGTGTTTGGCACCTTCGGGCGTGACCTCTACAACCTGACGGTTGAGGGGGTGCGCATGGGCGTGGCCGATGGTCTGGTTGATGCGCAGGCGCTGATCTTGGCGCCGGTCAAGGCGCATGACCGGGAACGGGCGGCTGGGATGCTGACGATGCCAACGCCAGAGGATGTGCTCGGCAACGTTGGGGTAAGGTCGGATGCTTGAATACTTCCGCCCGGGCGGACCGTTTCACCAGGCGTTGGTCGGGCAGTTCGGCCAGAACATGGCAAACTACATCAGGGACACGATGGTGCAAGCGATCTTGACCGGGCAAGGGCCGCGGTACGTGGGGCGGGTGTTGGCGCAGACGTTCGGCCAGGGGTTGACCTGGTCGCTGCGCACGGCGCGCACGTCCATGCTGTATGCGTACCGAGAGGCAACGATAGCCGGGTATCGGCGTAACAGCCGGGTCGTGCAGGGGTGGATTTGGCACGCGGACATCGGCAGCAGCCGAACGTGTCTCAGTTGCATTGTGCAGCATGGGACGTTTCACCCTTTGGATGAAATTCTCAACGATCATCACAATGGGCGCTGTGCAATGGTGCCGCAGACCGTGCCCTGGTCAAGCCTGGGGGTTGATGCTGAGGACCCGTCAGAGATTCAGCGGGGTTGGGACTGGTTCAATGCCCAGCCGACGGGCAGACAACGGGAGATCATGGGGCCGTCCATGTACGATGCGTGGCGCGCTGGCCGGGTGGGGCCGGATGATTTCAGCCGGGACTATCACGATAGCGTGTACGGAATCATGAAGCGGACGCCCAGCCTGCGGGAATTGCTGGGGCCAGAGGCAAGGCAATACTACCCATCATGACGATTTTGACGCCAGCGGACGTGACGGGGCCTCGGATCGTGACGGAGGCGCAGCTAAAAGCCGCGCTGCTGCCCTTGTTGGGGCTTGACCGATGGGCGCAAGACACCATCGGCGACCTATGGCGCAAAGGGGCACCAGTGCCCCAGCGGGGGCCGGCAGGTGAGGAGATGAGGATTTTGTTACCGACGCAGTTTAGGACGTGGTTTAACGATGTGGCGCCACGGGTGGGGATTCAGGGGGCGCAATGGCAAAGGTAAGCGTTATCATCCCCACGCACAACCGCTGGCAGTTGCTGACGAAGGCGGTTGCATCGGTCGTGGCTCAGACTATGACCGACTGGGAGCTTATCATTTCAGACGATGGGTCAACCGATGAAACGCCAATGGTCGCGCATGATCTGGCTTTGTCGCATGATAAGGTATTCTTAGTGCGCGGAGAGACGAACCAGGGCGTGGCGTGGGCGATCCGCAGGGGCATGGAGGCCGCAACAGCAAAACGGTTTGCGTTCCTGTCTGATGATGATGAGTATCGGCCAACCTACCTGGAAACGTTGTATCGGGCGCTAGATGACAACCCAGAGTATGACATGGTTTACGCTGGCGTCTGGTGCGAATGGCGCGACACGATCTTTGGCGGAACCGCTGGCCGGGCGCAGGAGATGCCGCTGGCCTACCCAGAGGAATTGCCAGACCGCAATGTGGTTTGGGGATTCATGGCAAACCGCAGCATGTACGATGCGTTGGGCGGCTGGCCTACCCGGTTCAGGATTGCAAATGACTGGGACTTTTTCCTGACGGCCTACGCCAGCGGGATGCGACTATTGCGGATCACTGACCCGCTCTATGTGTACCGGTACTGGGTTGGCGGTCATACGTTTACGGACCGGAAACTGCAATTGGATGAATCAGATCAGATCATGCAGTTGTACCGGCAGGGACTGATGGACGTGCGAGTAGGAGTGATACATGGCTGATGATGCAGTGGCGGCCCAGGCGGCTGCCGACGAAGGCGCCCCGGTGGCGCCGGACGAACCGAACACGGACGGCTTGACGCTTGATGCGATCCAGGCCGAGTTGAAGCGGGCGCGCAGAGAAGCGGCGTCCTATCGCACGAAGTTGCGCGATGCCGAGGCGGCGCAGGCCGAACGGGAAAAAGGTAAGCTGAGCGACCTGGAACGGTTGCAGGCTGAATTGAACGAAACCAAGCAGGCGTTGGCGGAAACGCAGCGCCTGGCGCAAGAGCGTCTGGTACGCAATGCGGTGCTTGCGGCGGCGGCGCGGGTTGGATTCAACGACCCAGACGACGCCATGAGGCTGATTGACCAGGGCACCCTGGAGGTGCGCGAGGATGGGAGTGTAGACGGGGTAGAAAAGGCCATCCAGGCGATTGCCAAATCCAAACCGTACCTGGTGCGGGGCAAACCACAGCCCGCAGTGGCGCCAACCAACCCGGAGGGCCAGGCGCAACGTCCAACCGATGAACAGATGCGGCGCGAGCTGTTTGGTCAGAGGACGGGCGGATTCTGGTCCGGCGGGGGCGTGGTGACGCCAACGGAGAAATGAGGTAAGAGAGATGGCGATTACCAAGTACAGCGATGTGAGCAGCTACATTGCCGCGATCTATGAGCGGGCGCTGTTCGTCGCGAGGGAAAACAACCTGATGACTGGGTTGGTGCGGCCGTTCAGCGCACAGGGCTGGATGGCGCGCACGCTCAGCATCCGTCCAATTCTGACGGCGGCCTCGGTGAGCGATGGGGCCGATTACAGCAATCCGACCACGTTCGGCAAGTCCACTTTGGCGACCCTAACGCCGGGCGAGGTGATCGTGCAGGTGATCCTGACCGATCAGAACGTCGAGAGCGATCCAGATGGCGCGAGGGATGATGCGGCTCTCGAAATGGGCAACGCGATGGCGACGAAGATTGACACCGACCTGGTTGGCGCGTTTTCGTCTTTCACCAAAGACATGGGGCCTGGGGCGGGCAATTCTGCGACCCTGACGGAATTTGCCGCCGCGGTTGCGGTGCTGCGCAACAACAAGGTGCCTGCGCCGATCAACGCGGTGCTGCATCCGTACCATTGGCATGACATCTGGGTGCAACTTGGACAGCCAGCCGGCACCTATGCGTTTCTGGGTGACATGGCCACTCAGGCAATGCGCGACTACGCGGTAAACTCGATGCTGGGCGTGCGATGGTTTGTGAACGCCAACATCAGCGTGGACGGCAGCGATGATGCGATCAGCGGCATGTTCAACCAGGGCGCCATCGGCTTTGACAGCCGGCGTGCGCCGCGGTTGGAGCCTGAGCGTGATGCCAGCCTGCGAGCCTGGGAACTCAACTTGACGGCGGGCTACGGCTACGGCGTCATCCGCAATTCGTTCGGCGTCAAGTACACGGCGGACGCGACAGAGCCAACGTAGGAGGTGCATGATGTTTCAGAGTAACGACTACAAGTCAATTGTGGTGAACCTGGACTATGATCCGGCTGCGGATGATGTGATCCCGTTGTGGAGGGTTCCGCTTGATGCAACCATCGTGGGGGCGTATGCAACCATGACCAACGCACTGGCGGCCAACGGTACGAACTATTTCAGCCTGACCCTGCGCAACGGCGGGACGGCGGGCACGGCCACGACGGCGCTGAGCAATACCATCGGCGGCACCGCGGGATGGTCAGCCCTCGTCCCTACGGCCTTCACGCTCAGCACGGATGAGGTTGATGCCGGGGAACTGATCCAACTCGTCTATGACGAGGAGGGCACGGGCACGTTCACCGCTCTCCACATCCAGCTTGATGTGGTTTACGGCAGCAGCTAAGGCACAAAGCGCCGGCCCCCCGCCGGCGCTATCAGGGGGCGTGCAATGAGCGATAACATGCGCAAGGTGAACATCTACAACGTCACGTTGACCAATGGCACGACACAGTACAGTCAAGCATTGCCTGCCAACGTTCGTGCATTTGCCATGCAACCGCGCACGGCGGTTGATGTGTTCTGGTCACACGAGTCTGGCGCGGTGGCCGGGGCTGATGGCACGTCGGCAGCCGTGGCGCCGTGGATGACCATGAAGGCGGGCGCCGGGTTTTCGGTTGATGACATCGCGCCGGAATCTCCTCTGACGGTTTACCTGGCCAGCCTGACATCCGGGATGGTCGTCACCATTCGTGGTAGGGGAAATATAGCTGGCCCATTCTAAGAGGGGATTA